CGCGGTCATAAGGTTGGTGATAGTGGTTTCGAGGCTCTGTCCCTCAATGTTCTCGCGGAGAGTTTCCTCGGTGATTTCCCAAGGAAGTCTTACGGGAGTACACGCATAAGGGACGGACGCAAAGTTGGGCTTTGCGCGGTAGCCGTCGTCTACGTTCTCGGTCTTCTTGCGAAGAATACGAGAAGCGATACCGATTTTGTCGATTTCGCCGGTGCGCGCACGGCGCATTTCGTGGCGAATGAGGCCCTGCAAAGGAGTGGCCTCAAAGGTCTGCTGAATAAAGCGGCGGGACTGCTCGGGATTGAGCAAACCGCTTGTTACACCCGCAGTAGTGAGGGTGTCTTTCACAATCTGTCTGTTGTTAGGCATTGTTATTTCCTCCTGTTTGTTATTGATTAAAGAATTCCGGCGAGGTAGTGTGCTTCGCCTTTTTCAATGGGGTCTGCGTCGCCCTCACCGATAGCGGTAGGGAGAGCGCGGGCTTTCAGAATGGGCGCAACGGCTTTCTGAACGGCCTTTTCTACGATGTCGTTCACCTCGTCAGCGGTGAGGGGCTTCTCCTCGGTAGCGGGAGCGAGAGCCTTTGCGACTGCGTCTGCCACCATTTTCTCAACTGCCTCTGCGGTGATTTCCGTAGAAGCTGCGGGAGTTTCGGTAGCAGGAGTTTCGGTCGCGGGTGTTCCCTCTGCTGCGGGAGCAGGGGCGGTAGCCTTTGCGACCGCGTCGGCTACAATCTTTTCGATTTCAGATTTGGTCATTTCGGTTTCCTCCTGTTCAGTTTCTACCCCGGCAAGAAAATCGCCGAGGTTGGTGTAAATACTTGTGAGCGTTTCCTTGTTCTTCGCGCTCAATGTTTTGCCGGCCTTTACGACGGCAAGGGATTTTGCAATACCCGACCCTGCGAGGATTTCGCTGATAATGGTATTGAATTCGGTGAGAGCCTCTCTGATAGTGGCCTCGTCGCTTTCAAAGGTCCAACGGTCCTGCGAGTAGTCATAGCGGTACAGCAAGTCTTCAAGGGTATAAAAGGCGTTCCAGAAGTTCGAGGCCTTTGCTCTTGCTTCGTATTCGTCTTTCATCGCGCCCTTTTCGACTACATCAAGCCCGAACAGCGCGGCAAGTTTCTTGAAAATGCCCTTATGTTCGGAAGCCTGTGCGTCGGCTGTGGCTGCGGGTGTGGGTGTAGCGGTCTTTTCGACGTTATCCAAATCCGTGTCCTCCGTATCGTATATTCCTACGCCGCCCATAGAAAAGCCTGTGATTTCGCCTTTCTGAACAGCGTCCCAAACCTCGTCGTCGGTAACTTCGACTGTCATAAGCCAAGTACCCTTTTTCACGGTTTCGCCGTTGCATTCAAAATCAGCCTTGCAGACCCAACTTTCCACAACAGCCGCCTTTTCGAGCGTTTCAAAGTTGTGTTGGAGGTCTACGCCGTTGCCGTTCTTGGCAAACCAATAGGCTGCTTTGGTGATTTCTGCCTCGGTCATAAAATTGCCGTGTGCGTCCTCGGTCATTGGCTCGTATACAATACCCGTAACAAAGTGGGAGTCAGCGTCGGTCTTAACAATCCTGCCGAAAGTGGAGAATTGCGCCTTGCCGTCTTCCTGCTTCGTGATAAGGAACTCACGCTTGTTTGCCGCTTTATCCACAAGGGACACAAACGATATTCTCGCGTCGGTAATTGCGATTGCCTTTTGCACGTTCTTCATCTTTTTCACCTCCTTTCAAGTGCGTGTTAAGGTTATAAGCCGTCCCGTAGGACAGCATAAAAAGAGGAGCGTCGCCGCTCCGCTTTTCCGGGTATTAAGGGGATTTATTCAATCCCGGCTTTCGCCTTGTTTTTGGCGTTGAGTTCCGCCTCCCACGCTGCGTCCATTTCGGCTATCGCCTCCGCCTGCAGTCGCCTCCGTTCCTCGATAGACAGACCGAGTATCTTCTCGGACGCTATTCCACGGTGTATGCAATGGCAGTTGACGCTCTCTGACGCGGGTAAAATAGGGTCGCGGGGGTATTGCGGGTAGTAGGTGCTACCGTCGGCCCCGGTGAGTACAAAAGGCTCGTTTTTGGGTACGATTTGCCCGCTCATCGCTTGATGATTTGGGCGGGGGTCGTTTCTGAATGACCCGGTGTGTACCCATTCCTTATCCTCTACGGCCGGGGACTGCTGTATGGACTCCTCCTGCGCGACGCTGTGTGCGCGGAGGCTCTCGGTAACGGCTGCGCGGCGGGCGCGGTATCGCTCCTCGCGTATGCCGCTGTTCTGAATGTCCGAGATAAAGTCCTGTATGCCGTTCCCGTCTTTGAGGTTTTTGGTGAGGATATTCTCAATCTCCGTATGGGAGGTGAGTTTCATCATAGAGCCGAGTTCCTCGCTCCATTCGCTGACCCACGCGGTCGTCTTCTTTGTCATAGACGAGAACGTGAGGTCTTTGTCTGTCTGTTGGAGGTACGGCTCTATAAGCTGCGGTAAGAATTCGTTGAGTTGCTCCGTGAATATGGTCGTCAGTTTCTCGGCGAGGTCGTCGTCAAGCTGCACTCCGGGCCATATACGGTCCGCAAACTCCTGTACGTCGATAGCGGTTTCGGCGGAGGTGATAAACAGTTCCGTTTCCTGCTCCAACGCCTCTGCGACCGCCTCCTCGATTTGGGATATACGAGCCACGGTCAGCCCCGGCTCTGCAAAGCCCTCCTCGGCGAGGATTTCTTCGAGGTCGTCGTCCGCTTTTGCTATGTAGTTTTCTATTGCTTTGAGCAATCGCTCACAATGGCACATCGTTTCGCCTCCTCGCTTTTTCGTGGTATTCTCTCATTCGAGCCGATGAGTTCTCACGATGTAAGCAACCGCAACTCTTTTGTTTGCTGTACGGGTATGCGAAGTGGTCCTTTCTCAAAATGACCGTCTTTCCGCACTCACACTCACAAACCCAATAGCTGCGGCGGTCTTTGACGTGGCTAAATGCTTTTACATAAAGCCTGCCAAACTGTTTTCCGCTTATATCAATTACTCTCATCGTTTGCTCCTTTGCTCATTTTCAAGAGCAGGGAGCGGACCCCTTTCATAACAGCCACAACAGCGTCGTCCTGCGCTCCGGCGGCTTTGGCAATCTGCTTTTCAAGCTGCGCCGTGAGGTCGGGGATTGCCGGGGCCTGTGTCATTTTGGCGTATGCGAGAGGAACGTCCGCCCAATCGCCCTCAAACGGCTCGTAGTTGTCGCCGAGGGTCGTGTAGCCGACCTCTTTTGCCTTATTCGGGGTAAGTCCGCCGGCCCTCTCGACGATGTTCAGTATCTTCGCAACGTCGTCCGGGTTGCTGATGTCCGGCTCTTTGAAATAAGCCTCGACGAATTTGAAATTGTAGCCGTTGAGGAGGCGGTTGTTAATCGCCCACGCAAGGCTCTTTCGCTCCGGCTGAAATACTTGCTTCTCGGTTACTTCCTGCGCCGTCTGCGCCGTTGCTCGGTTAAAGTCGGTCGTATAACCAACATAAAGGTCGGGCAACTGGAAAGAAGACTGCACCCTGCGGCGGTTATTGTCGAGGTACTCTTGGAATAGTTCGTCCTTTTGGAGGATAGAGGCAAGGTCCTTTATCTCGATGTCGGCCTGTTTCTCTCCCTCAAAGGCTGCGGCGTTGTCGGCCGCCTCGGTTTCCAACACGATAAAAGCGTGTTGTCCGGCTTCTCCCTTAATGCCGTTCATATACTCTGTGAGTTTCGTAAACGAGTCCTCGGTGAGCGTTCCGCCCTTAACCATAATCATCAGCGGCGTATGTCTGCCGTTTCTGAAATAGTTATTGTTGAGGCTTTCCGCTCTGCGGCTGCCGTCTACGCCGAGTATCTGACCGCACCAACGGACTTCGCCATACGGTGTCGTGCCGATAGCAAACTCCAAAATCTCGTTTGCTTGATTATCGAGGTCGATAGTGTCGCCCTCTCCGGCGTATTCGCCGTTCCGCTTATCCATAATGCGGGGGTCGCCGAATTCCTTGAAATACACCATTTGTCCGGCGATGTTCTGACGGTACTTTCTGAATTTGCGCTTTCGGGTCTGTTCTGCGCCCTTGTAGAAGAATGACGTGTCGATGTACGGCTCTAACAGGCGCGTCTTTTCGACCGTCGGGGTGTCCTTGATAAACTCAATCTGCACAACCTCTCCGCCGATATTGCGGATAACTTCGAGATAGGAAATGCCGTAGGTTTCTCGCGCTTCTACGATGTCCTCGAATACCTCTTTGGTGTCCTGCTCGTAGGTGAGCAGTTCGATGATTTCCTCCGCGCGGGTGAATTCCGCCGCCATTTCCGGGGTTTCCTCGATGTCCTCCTTGTATCTGATACCGATACCAAAGCCCGCGATATTGTTTTTATAAGCGCGGACGCATTGAGGCAGGATAGACGAGTGGGTAACAAGGTCTTTGAGGCCCTGCATATCAAGAGGCGGGGTGAGCCATTCCGCCGAGGCGAGTTCTTCTCTCGCGTCGATTTGTTCGCTCTTGTCCGACTTCTTGACGGGCTGTGGAGGCTGCGCGGTCGCCTTGATTATGGTCGCCCGGTAAGCCTGTTTCTGCTTTGCCATTGGTAGCCCTCCTTATGTGCTTGCGCCCGTTATCGGTCCCGACTGCACAAAGACGGCGATAATAGCGTCAATCTTTGCGGCGAGTTCCGTCTGCCCGGTCGCCTTTAATTCTTCGGCAACTGCCGAGAGTTCGTCGATAATTGCGTCGCCGTCGGGCATATCGACGAGGTATACGCCGCCTCCGAAAAAGGAGGAAACGGTGAAATAGAGGAGAGCCGGGTCGTCGATATAGACGCTCTCCAACTCTCCGTTGTAGTATGTGAGTTCTGCCGGTCCCATAAGACCGTAGTAGCCGTCTTCATTCACGCCGATGTCGATGTAAAGGTTATCGTATTCGACGCGCTCCTCGGTCGGCTCGGTGCTTTCCTGCGTGGGAGGCGAGGTGTCCGCCTCGGTCGTTTCTCCCGCTCCGCACCCGGCGAGTGTAAAGAGCAGGGCAATTATCAGCAACAGCGATAATATCTTTTTCATTGGGCTTTCGCTCCTTTCTTCTTTGGCTCTCTGATAGGAACGCATAAAAGTAAAACGCAGTCCGCCTCGTCGGGTGAGGGCAAGCCGCGTTTCTTCATATCGTCCTTGCTTTCGACCTTGATTTTCGCATTCTCTGTCAGTCCGTATTTACGGCCCGATAGCTGCGCGACGAGGTCGTCGTCGTTTGGTAGTATGAGTTCGACGGGCTTTTCGTTCCCGTCTTCGTCGTGGGGTGATAGCAACGCCTTGACGGTCGCCATCATAAAAGTTGTGGAGTCGTGGTAGTGTTTGTGCTTTATGCGCTGACCGAATTTGATAGGGACAACGTTCATTTGAGCGAGTTGCTCCGGGTTGTTTCTCTGCATTTGTTTCAGTCGGTCAACTACGCCGCCACCCACGCCTCCGTCGTCTACGCAGACCGTTATGGTGTCCTTGTAGCCGGGGTATCGTTTGAGTAAGTCGTAGTAAAGCAGTACGATGTCGTCTGCCGTCTTCATCGTGTCCTGTCCTTGACGCTTTTTGTCAATGGTCGCCTTTTCGTCGATTTTTGACCCGATTACGGTCTTGTCGTCGCCAAAACGAGCAACGTCGCACCCGATACGGATAGTATTCGGGGTTTTTCGGGGAGAAAACTCCGTCATAATGGACTTTTCGACGAGAGAAAGTTGTATAAATACATCTGCCTCCGCCTTTGGGAATTCTCCGGCGACGCGGACTCGGAAAACGTCGCTGTCTTCTCCGTACATTCGGATAATGGTGTCGATGAATTCCTGCGATACACGGCCGCTCTTTCGGCCGTCTACGTGGAATGTCTTGTATGAGGCCCTGTTCTTTGTATGGCTCTCATAAAAGAAGCCCGAAAGCTGCGTCGGGTTTCCGCACATCAGCAGTCGCGCTCCCGGCGTTGACAGCGCACCGAGTACAGGCTCGAATATGTTGTCCTTTACGCCGCTTGCCTCGTCGATGATATACAGAATATCGTCAGCGTGGAAGCCCTGCAGAGCGTCCGGCTTTGTCGCTGTACGCGCTACTGCAAACCATTCCTCCGGGTAGCCTTTGAGGTATACCTTTTCTTTCGTCCATACAAACTCTTTTTCAAGGGCGGGCGCGTGTCTTAACCACTTGCTTACCTCCGCCCACAGAATATCGAATAACTGATGTTGCGTCGGTGCTGTGCAAGCGATTTTGGGAAACGGGCGGGTAGCCATAAACCATATAACGGTCCACGCCTCGACCGCGCTCTTTCCGATACCGTGTCCCGACCGAACAGATGTCATTGGGTTGTCGGCGACGCTTTGCAGGATTTTCGCCTGTTGTTCGTCCGGCGTTACTCCGATGAGGTCCTCGACAAAGTGTACGGGGTGTTCTGCGTAATAGAGGATAGCCTCCTCGCTCATACTCATTTGTCGCCACCTCCTCGCCGTTTCTCATAAGCGGATATAATGGTGTCCGCAAGGCTGCCGGGGCCGTTGTTTGCCTCGTCCTGCGGTCCTGCGCTCAACGTGCGGTTAATGCGTTCAAGGTCGGTCGCCATTCTGATGTACTCTTTGATGTCTTTCGGTGACATAGCCTCAACGTCCAACTTTTGCAGGGCTTGGAGGGCTTTCGTCTGCACCTCCATAGCGATTTTGGTCTGTCGGGTATACATATCCCGCAGTCCCTTTTGCGCTTCTTTTTTAGCCTCGCGCTCCATTTCGTTGTCGTATTTTCGGACTCTGTCCTCCCATTCCCAACGGTCGCACCAACGGCGAATGAGCGTGTAACTTTTCTGCAACTCCTCCGCAACCGATATTAGGGTACGCTTGGCCCCTTTATCTCGATAGAGTGAAAACGCCTCAAACGCCTTTTCGCTTTCGCCCTTTTGTCGTTCCCACGGCTTACTGCTATTGGCAATATTTGGCATTTTCCTCCTCTCCTTTGCTTTGTGATTTGCCTTGAAATCGTTTATCAATAAGAGGGGCGGGGTTACTTCTCAACCCCGAACACCTTTTTATGATAGTCGAGTTTCGTTGCGAGTTCCTCCTGCATAAGCCCGTAGAATGACTGTTGAGCGAGTTTTCGGCTGCTTCCCGCGCTCTGATTTAGAGCCTTGAAGCACCCACCCGTACCAACCGTTTTCATATTCTCGGTCGGCTGCGGGTTTTTGCCGTTGAGCAACATACAGAGGTTGTAATCGTTGCCCTTAAATCCGGGTAGCCCGTCGATACCGCAACAACACATATCGTCGCCCATAGCGCGGAGTCTGTTTTCTCCCGAATAGAATTTCATTCCGTGTCTGTGCGCCTCCGCTCGGAGTGCCTCAAAGTCCCGGCGAATTCTATCGAGCGGGTAACAATGGTCGCCGCCGATTTTCTCCATTCCCGGTTTCGACTTAAAGAATTTCATACCCTCTACGACAACGCCGTATACGCCCGCTTCCGCGAGTCGCGGTATGTTTTTCATAACGTCGTCGAATACCTCCACCATATACGGCTGAATTCTTACGACGACGCGCTGTACTCTCGGTGCAAGCCTCCTCACGATGTCGAGGCGTTCCTCGTATGTGGGACAGCCCTTTTCGAGTTGGTCGTATTTACTGCATACCATACTGATTTGTACGACGCAGTTGCACTTTGAGAGTAGGTCGATGTATTCCGGCTCTCCTACGAGGCGGCCCTTTGTGCTGACGACAAAAGGGTATTTCGTTTCCGCAAACAGTTTCAAGCACTCATAGGAAACGCGGTATTTCTTCTCGATAGGCTGAAACGGGTCGCTCATTCCGCCCCAATGGATAGGAATGTCCCAATCGCACCAATTCGTGGTGTCGTTTCTCTTGCCCTCGATGAAGCTGCGTAGGCTCTCCGCCGTTTCGCCTTTGCCGATTTTGGCGATGTCCTGCTTTTTCTGTGCAAAACAGTATCGGCAAGCGTGGCTGCACCCCTTGTAGGTGTCAAACCTTATCGGGAGGTTACACAGTATTACTTGGCTTCCGCAAATACAGCCCATTCTAAATCTCTCCTTTCACTTTCTGAATGATAACCTTTACGAGTTCCTCTTTGCCGTAGTCCTTGATATATGCGTTTATGTCCGCGCGGTCTGCGGCGTTGAACGTGAGTGAGAGGTTGAACAGTTTTTCTATGGAGGATAATTCGTCCTCCAAAAAGCCTCCGTCTACGAGGCTGTCGATGTCGTTTTCCATTGCTTCGATTTCGGCGAGGTCAAAGCCCGTTTCCGTTGCGTCGTCGCCGAGTTCGTGCAGGAGGTCGAAGAGTTTTGCTTCGTCCCATCTGCCGCCCGTCTTATTAAGTGCGATATTAAGCTGCTTTTCTCTGATGATGTCGAGGTCTACGACCGATACCTCTACGAATTCCTCACCCTCGTTCTCCAAAACGGTGAGTCGCTGATGTCCTCCGACGACCGTGTTGGTCCTGCTGTTCCAAACGACCGGGAGTATCATACCGTTTTTCTTGATACTGTGGCGCAGCTTCTCGTATTCATCATCGCCGGGGCGCAATTCCACGCGCGGGTTGTACCTCGCACGGTCCATATCGTCAATGCGTTTACGCTCGATAATCATTTACAGCACCCCCTTAACCTTGTTGATAATGGCGGTGGCGATTTCCATTTTGGCGTTCTCGGTGTTCTCAACATACTGCTGCACCGCTTCCTTTGCCTCCGCCGGGAGCGAGAATGTCATTGTAAAGGTGTCTTTCTGCTCCTTATTGGCAAACTCCGAAAAATCCTCATTCAAGAGGTCGCTGATGTGGTCGTACTGCATTGTGAGGGCTTCGAGTTCCCATTCCTCAAACCCGGTTATCTCCAAACCGTCCTGCTCTTTGAGTTCCTGCAGTATCTCCGTCAACTTGCTTGTGTCCCAACGGCCACCGATTTTGTTCAGCGCGACGTTGAGGATTTTCTCGTCGTGGAGGCTCATATTGACTACCGATACCTCAATCTCCGTCTTTCCCATTGCGGCGAGGATTTTGAGGCGTTGGTGTCCGCCTACGACGTTGCCCGTCTGTTCATTCCATACGACAGGCTCAACATACCCGAATTCCGTCAAGGAATTTGCGATTTTTTCGTACTCCGGGTCGCCCGGCTGTAAATCCTGCCTCGGATTGTAGTCTGCCGGCCTTAAATCGCTGATTTTCATTATGCGTATATCCAAAGGTACGCTCCTCCTTTCTGAAATGTCCCGAAACGGGGCAATCTCTCGCAAAAAATTAACCGACCCTACCTTTCGGCGGGGCCGGCTTTTCATTGGAGAGAGTAAAACCCCGGAAAACACATAACGGAATTTTACACCATACATTATAACATTTTTGAATTGACAGTTCAATGGCGACTTTGTGACACGGAACGGGTCGTCGCGGTATCTATGCCGCACACCCCAAAGAATAACATCGTGAGGTCGGTCGCCGCTGCGTCGATGTCCCTGTATACGGTCCTCTTGTCGATGTGTTCCCGGTCTGCGATGTCCTGCGCTGTCGTGGGCTTCTCGTCAAGATACATTGCTCTCAATATGCGGTAGTGGCGTTTGTCGTCCTCTCGGTCGCTCCTCTCGCACATAATGGCGTAGATGTCGAGCATACGGTTTACGTGGGTCATAATAATCTTCGTGCGGACAGAGGACTCCTTGATGTTCTGCACATAAATCTCCTCCGTGTACCCGTGGCCCGTCATAATATCCATAATGTCGATAAAACTCTCGTCGAATTCCTCTGCCTGTTCTATGTCAAAGACGGCATTTTTGAAATGCTCGTTGAGGTGTCGGTAGTTTCGGAGGAGGAGTTTCGTGTTTTGGTATCTGCGGTCGTAAAGCTGCTCCCGGTATTTCTTCCTTTCGCGCTCTACCGCCTTTACCGCCGCTTTCGCTCCAACGTCTGCGCCGACGGCCGCTCCGATTTCCGTTCCGAGTTTGACTGCCTCGCGCAGCTTCTCCTCGATATTCTGATTTGCGACCTCAAACGCCGCCGTGACTGCCGCCTGTATAATCGTTTGTATGTCTTCGCCTTTACCTTTTGGCATTGCCTGTCCCTCCTCCTTTTTGTAAATCTTCCGGGGTAATTATCGCTTTCCCGGCTATGGCTCGGTATTGCTCCATTGCCTCGACAAATTGCGGGGTGCTGATACCGCTCCTATTTGCGATGTGCAAGAGGTCCTCTGCGGCCTCCTGTAAGAGTCTGACAGCGGCGTTATAGTTCTGTATCGCCGCCTTGATTTCCTTTCGGTGCTTCCGGGCCTGTATCACCCGTATCGTTCTCATAAGTCCCATTTGCGTGTCCTCCTAACCTAAAAAGTGTAATACCGCTCCGTCAAAGCGGATTTTGAATTCTCCCAAATCCTCCGGCTTTATGTATTTGCGACCGTAGATTTCTTTCATAGCCTTAAAGGTCGCCCACGGGACCTTGAAAAACTCTCTGAAACCAAACGACACCAACACAAAGCACTCTGCGCCGAATTTTTCGTGGTAGTTCAATGATACTGTTTGAGGCTCGGTTACGGCTGACTGCAACAGTCGGTCGCTCTCCGTGTGTTTCGCCTCGAACATTATTCCTCGGCCGCCCATTAACACGCCTTTGTAGTCGGGCTGCGCGTGTTTCTCGTATACGGCGACGAATTTGCCGCCGCCGAGGTCCCTTATCGGGCGCATAGGCTCCGGGGTCTTGATTATGACGGCGACTCCTCTTGCTATGTAATGGTGGCAGGAGGCCGTGATAATTTCCTCGAATGTGAGGCCGTTGTATTTGTTCCTGTACCCCTGCAGGGTGTATTGGTGATGTCGTTTCGCGTCCATTAAATCAGCCCCATTTCCTCTGCGTACTGCTGAATTTTGTAGACGGTCGCGCCCTTGACCCCCTTGCATTCGCCACGAGAAAGCCCCTCAATCAGTTTTTTAACTCCGTCCGTGTCTTTCTCTACCTCCTCCTGCGAAACGGCAGGAGAGGCGGCAGAGGAGGCTCTGAACGCCATTACGAGTTGTTCGTCTGTCATTTTGCGGAGTTTGACCGCCTGTTCGTGGACGGCGAGTTCCTCCGGGGTGTATCTGCACTTTCTTTTTTTAGCCATTATTTGATGTCCTCCTTGCTGATATAGATGTTTCCGTTCTCATCATACCGGGGCGAGAACGCAAAACCGTAGCTGCCGCCGCTTTTGATGAGGAAATAGTGGACTCCTGTTTCTGTGTCAACATATTCTTTCAAAGAGCCTTTTTCGTATACGCATTCAAGCAAATTTCCGGTGTTTTCTGCGCCCTGCTTTTCGTCGCTCTCGCAACCCGCGAAATATAAGAGCAACAGTATCGAGAGCAGGAGTGCGAATATAGTCTTTTTCATATTCGCCCCTCCTTAAAACGGCAAATGCGCGTCGTCGCCGCTCATTTCCTCAAATCCGTCTGACGGTCCGCCGTAGGCTGCGGGAGTGCTGTTGCCTCCGGGTGCGTCTGCGGGCTTGCCGTCGGCAAATTCGATGTTGGTCGCCTCGACCTCTGTTACCTTGCGTTTCTTCCCGGTCTGCTTATCCTCGTAGGTGCGGGTGCGGAGTTCGCCCTCTACGATAATTCTGCGGCCTTTGGAGAGGTATCGTGAGGCAAATTCCGCCGTCTGTCGCCACGCGACGATTGTGGGGAAATCTGCCTTGTCTTCCTTTGTTCTGCGGTCTACCGCTAAAATAAAGGTCGTTACCGCCACGTTCTGCGGGGTCATTTTGAGTTCCGGGTCTGCCGTGAGGCGGCCCGATAATTTAACGCTATTCATACGCTCTGTCCTCCTGTTTCTTTGTGCGCTTTCTGTAACCTCTGTTCGAGGCGGTCGATTTTATAATCAACCTCTTTTTGGATTTCGCCGTCCTTATCGAACATAATGAGCAGTTGTTTCAGCATAATTGCTACGTCGGCGATTTCTTCTATGACGTTGGCGTGTGCCTCCGCGTGTTTGCCGGGGACAAGTTGCGTCCGGCGTTCCTTGCAGAGTGCCTTTGTCAGTTCGCTCATTTCCTCGATAGCCATATCGACCTGTGCCGCTATACCGTAGGTTGCGATAGCGTCCCGCAGTACGTCCGGCTTCTTAATGCGCGGTAACTGCTCCTCCCGGCGGAGGTAGTCTTGGAATGCCTCGACGACCTTTTCTTTCGATACGCTGATATGCTCGAATGTTTTGCCGCCGATTTCCTGTACCGTCTTCAAAATGAGTTCTTCCTGCTGTTCTGCTGCTTGAATTGCGATGTTTTGGGCGATGTTGTATACGCCGTTCAGCGGGTCGTAGTTCATTTCAAACGACGGGCGCAGGAGTGTCCCTGCGCGGCATTTGGGGCAGAGTTCGTCCTCCGTCCGGGGCTTTGGCCCTCCGCAGCTTACGCAAGTGTAGGGAGCGGTGAAAATTGACTTTTTATCCATTCCTTTTCCTTTCCCTGTGGAGGGGCTGTCGCCCCTCCGTCAGTTTGTCAGTAATCAGTTATCAGTTTTGCGCTTGTAATAAGCGGAGCGGAAACCGATGCCCGCGTTCGTATACGACCGCGCATTGCCCAAACTCGTGTAGAACAAGCCCGCATCCGACCCGTTGTCCCACATGCCACCGCCATACGGGATATATTCTCCCTCGCTGCTGTCGGCGTACATATAAGCGTTTTCCTCTCCGGGGTAGAGGCCGAGTTCTTTCATCTTCTCGGTATATCCGATGTCAGAATACCATTCGCCCCAACGTGCGCCGTTCCAACCCTTTTCCGGCTCATCGGTCGTGAATTTCAAATCATCGCCGACGGAAACGCAAATCGCCTTGCCTGTGTCCGGGTCGATGAGGTTTTCCCAATTCGCGCTGTCTGCCGAGGTGTCAAAAGCGATTGCACCCTCGTTGAGAGCCGCGTCGTTGTTTCTGATAATTTGCAACACGCCGTCCTTAATGCGGAGGCCATTCACAAACTCCCAAACATTTCCGCAGAGGTCGTGAATACCGTCGGGCTTGTGATTGTGCGTCCACGTTGCCGGCCCGCTTCCCGTGAGGGTGCGGCCGTCGCCGTAGGTCTGACCCTTTTCGCTTGCGTCTGCGTGGTAGCTGCCGCCGTTGGTATTGCCGTGAGGGAGTGTGCCGTCCCTCTTGCTGATATTGGCAATGAGACCCCATTCTGCGGCTGTAATCAAGTGCCACCCGCCTCCTTTGCTCTGACAAGCCTTTGCCGCGTCGTCGATAGTAATGCTCGTCCACGGCTTCATCATAGGCAGGGAGTAGGGCTTTCCGTTGATTTCACAGTTCGGATAAACCGATATGTAGATTTCGTCGTATACCTCTCCGTCGATGATGAAAGCGGGGTGCGGCTCGTCGCTGCCGCCCTCAAAGAGTTCGGAGTTATTTACGCGGGAGAATTTTCTCATAATGGAGGGAATACCCGCGTCGTCGTAAATAACGACGGTTTCCTCCTTTACGCCGTCCGGGTGGACCGTGGGAGCGGCGAGTGGCTTTTCTGTTTTGCAAGCCTCCTGCAGGGCGGTTAAATTCTTGACGGCGGTTTTGTTGTTGAGCATTTCATAAAAGGCTTTGCGCTCCTGCGAAACAAAGCGGTCGCTGCCCTCCGCCTCCATAGTGATATTGTTATCGGCTGTGAGTTTGATTTTTGCCATTGTTTTATGCCTCCTTTTCAAATTGGCGGAAAAATCCCATATTGTAGTGCGCCTCGGTGATAAATTCGACCGTTTTATCGTGCTTTATGGCATTGCCGAGGTAGGTGTATATGTATTCCATATCGTCCTCCGTAAAGCGCGTTCCGAGGAATTGATTTATGCCGTTGAGCATAAAGGCGTGGAATTCATCGTTTTTCGCCTTGCTGCTGTACGGCTCGGTCTTAAAGGCTGCGCGGGAAAACCACTCCAAAACCTTGCATTTGATGTCGAGTTCCGTTTCGCAGTTGCGGAGCATAAAGTATTCGCCGGTCCTGTGTGCGACGAATTCGCCCTGCCCGTTTATAAACCCATTAGGGAACGCCCGTGTGAGCCTGTCGATAATGTCCCAATCAATCTTTCCCATTTTCGACTCCCTCCATTTCTCGGTCGATGATGTAGTTTACAAGCCTGTTTTCGATGTCGGATTGCTTCTCCGCCTCTCCGATTACTTCTAACACGCCCTCCTCGGTCATATCATACCCACAGTCCGCGAGGTATTCCTTTCCGAGCAGTACGCGCTCCTCCGGGCGCAGTCTTTTGACTTCGTGATTTCTTGTAAACCGCCTTTTTACCGCTTTGTCAATGATGTCATAGCGGTTGGTGGCCGCGAGTACGATTATGTCGTTTCCCAAGAGGTCGAGCGACTGCATAAGCGTTATGACGATACGCGAGATTTCGCTCACGTCGTTTTTGCCGCTGCGCTCCGCGCCAATAGCGTCGAGTTCATCGAGCATAAGCACACATCTTTGCTGTTTTGCAAAATCGAAAACGCGCTGTATATTTTGCCCGGTCTGTCCCAAGTACGAGGAAATAAGGTGTGCAAAATTGAGGTAGAGGAAAGGTATTCCGAGTTCGTGTGCAACATATCTCGCAAAGGTTGTTTTTCCCGTTCCGCTTTCGCCGTGTAAGAGCGTCGCGTTGAGGTGGCGTATGCGCTTTTCGGCGAGTCTGCCGCCGACCTTGTCGGCTTTCATAATCTCATTGAAAACCGCGCTCTCGCGCTCTGACAGGAAATACCGCCTTTTTATAAAGGTCTGCGATACGTCCTCCATAGTTGCGAAAGAGGATATGTTTGCCGGGAGTTGCATTATCATCGGCTCGTTTTGCAGCTTTGCGAGGGTCTGCTTGCAATACCGCTCGTCTTTTTTCGAGGTGTTTGCCTCTAAAAGAGGGATTGCGGCTTTCTTTGCCTTTGCGATGTCGCCGCTTGCGACGGCCGAAATAAGGTTTTTGGTGTTTTCTGTCATTTCACCGCCTCCATTTCCGCCCGCAACGACTCCTTGATGTAGTAGTCGAGTCCAAGCTGCCGACAAAGCGTTTCGGCTCTCCTGCCGAAATCCGCCCAATCAATGTCGGATTTGTGGTAGTTAAGTTTTCCGATTTTGACCTTGTCTGCGTGTGGTGCTACATCCTTTATCATTCCGAGTACATTTTCGGCGTTCAGCACAGGCTCGAATGATACCCAAGTCCTTATGCCTTTTTCGTGCGCCTTTATGAGATTGGTGTATCTGAAAAGCGGCGCGTTATCAAAATGTC